GATGTTGATGATTTTGCTTCAACGAAACACAAAGGGAAACCAGAAAAAGTGAAACGAGAACAAAGAGTTAGAAATTTGATTAAAAAAATGGTTCGTGAAGAATTAGCTAAAATGAATGAAGGAACTTGTGGATATGGTGAAAACGGACAAATTGGTGAAGAACCCGCAGGCCCTCATTTGATTAAAAAGAAAAAAATTAAAGAAAAAAAACTTAACGAAGCAAAACCATACGAAACAATATTAAAACAATTAGGTGGTAATAGATTTATTGCTATGACTGGTGCAAAGAATTTAGGAACAAATGGAAAAGATTTATCATTCAGTATTGGTAGAAATGCAAAAAAAGTTACACATGTTCATATAAAATTAACATCAATGGATTTATATGATGTAGAGTTTATTAATATGAGAGGTGCTAAAAGAAAAGTAATTAAAAAAGTTAAAGGTGTATACGGAGATATGTTACCAAAAATATTTCAAAAATATACTGGTATGAGGACAAGACTATGATTAAATTAAAAAACATATTAAAAGAGGGTAAGGAAACAGTACAAGATATTCATGTAGATGGTGTAATATCTATGTTTAAAAAAGGACTTGAGAATGAAGGTAGATGGAGACTTGCTGATGGTGTTAAAGCTAAAAAGTTAGCACAAGCTTATAGATTTCTTGATAGAATTGATAAAACTGTATTTGGAAAACCTGGCGCTAAAGAGTCTGGAAAAATGAGACAAGAATTAGATATAAAATTATTTAAAGAACTTAATAAAAA